GCTCATTGATTTATTGAAAATACCATCTGTTAGTGCTGATCCTGCTTTTAAAGGGGAAGTTAGAAAGTGTGCTGAACTAGTAAAAGCCCAGCTAGAAAAAGCAGGGGCAGATAACGTTGAGATTTGTGAGACTGCTGGTCAATAGCACGTTCACTACGGACGCGCGTGGGATACCCGGAAAATCAATTGCGGCGGTGTTGCAAGGTGGTGACGACCAGTTGATCGCTGAAACTTTATTTCTACGGACGGCCACAGGTGTTGGGTATTTTGGTAATACCGCGCGCGTGATAACCGACAGACAGGGTATTGATAATCAAGTGCGTTGGATTAGACCCACCCCAGTACCCGTATTTATTGCAATCAACCTCACAATTAATGACATGCGTCAATTTGGTGCAGACGGTGTAGACCGTATAATCGAGGCAATACTTGTGTATGCTCAAAATGGTGCTGCTACGCTAGGTGTGACAACAGGCTTTAGACAGACTGGATTCTTACCCGGGGATAATATAAATGTGTCGAGGTTATACACACCCCTTAACAGCATCCCCGGTCATATAGTCACTAATATAATGGTTGGGTTGTCTTCACTAACTATTAATAGTTCAGACCTACCTATTAATTTTGATCAGATTGCAGCGCTCGATAGTAGTCGCATCTTTATAAATGTTAGTTGATGTCACACCGCTTAACAAAGACTTAGTAGCCCAAGGTGGTTCACGTCTGATGTTTCAATTCAGTCGTTCATTTTTAGTTAATTGCTTTCTTTCCGCGGTGATCGAAGAAGAGCAAGAGTTACATAACGCAGTTATTAATGCGTTAGATGTTTTCCAGCTTGATAATGCTGCTGACATAAATTTGGATGTGTGGGGTCGAATTGTAGGCCAACCACGAATTTCATTAAATGCCGAGCAGCGGGTATTTTTTGGGTTTGATAATCGTGGGCGTTTTGATTCCACCTCGTGGTTCTCAACCGGTGCAGCATTATTCGGGGATTTGCCCGCACTGGATAGTGAATTTCGACGGTTAATATTTTCAAAGATTTTTAAAAACCACGTACATCCGGCAAGCACACCTGAGTTAATAAGGTTTGTACAATTATTTAATGGCCTTGACGTCAGCTTTGTGAGAGTGGGGCCGATGGAATTGTGCATGACAGTACTAACTGATATCACACTCGGTCAACTAACCACTTTATTGATTGACGAGTCTGATGGTTTTATTGAGCAGCGCACTATTTTGCCGTTACCAGTCACTGCGCGAATAACTAAAATATTGTCCTCACCTGCGGGCGGGTTTGGATTTGATGGTGACCAGCGACATTTTGACACCTCACGTTTTAGCGTGGGGTTTACAACACAACAACTAAGTGAGTTTACATAATGGCCAGCACTCGTGATAATAACATACCTGCAATTTTTGGCGATGATGCCAACACTACTATACCCACTATCCCCGCACAGGGTGTAGCGTATCGCAATACGGCATTGACCCCAGCAACCCTGTTAAGTGGTTTTGGTTTTGATACCCTCGCTGACAGCGCAGATATCAATGAAGTCTTGCATATCTTATATGAGTTAGCAACTGAGGTCGACCGATCGGGCATTTTGGGCTGGTCGGAAACCGTCGATTACACAACGCTCAACGGTGTAGTAAGGGGTTCGGATGGCACGTTTTATGTGTCAACTGAGTTAAGCGGGCCGGGCGCAGTTGATGGTGTGCGCGACCCGGCAAATGGCGCAAATGTTCCGTCGCACTGGAGGACACTTGTTGACTTTATTGGCGGTGGTGCCGGTGTAGGCACCACCGATCTGACTGTAGCACGCACAAGCACTGAAGTTACAATACAATCGAGTACAGGCTCTAACGCTACAATTCCATCGGCATCAATAACTCAAGCGGGTGTGATCAGTGCAGCGGATCAGGCTAGACTAAATGCAGTTAGTTCGAGCCCGGTTGCGGTTAATTTAATCACGGTAGTGACAAACACTGTGTATACTCGTCCAACATCCGTCAGATCAGTTAAATTTACAGTAGTCGGTGGTGGTGCCGGCGGTGGTGGGACGGGGCTTGATGGGGCTATTGCAGGCGGTCTTGCAGGGGGTGGTGGTGCCGGTGGGGTGAGCATAATTGTGAGTTCCGACCCGACTGAAACTGTGTTCAGCCTTACCGTTGGTGCTGGGGGTGGTGGTGGTAATAACACTGGAACTAACGGTGGGCCCGGGGGGTTTTCGTCAATTGCAATTGATGGTGGGTCAGTGATATTTGGCAATGGTGGCGGTGGTGGAATCGGCAACCCTTTTTTGACTACCGCTGCCTCTGGGGGCGTTGGCGGCAATGCTACAGGTGGTGACTTTAACATACCCGGGCAGTCAGGCTCAGATAGTATTGGTAGCACTACTGCTCCTATCCAATTTGGTGCGGGTGGTTCGCCGGCAATGTTCGGCCGCGGTGGATTGGCTGGACAGATCGCGGGGGCTGATATGGATGGTGTGCTCGGTGGCGGTGGCAGTGGGGCTTCAGGCCCAGCAAGGGCCGGTGGTGGTGGTGGCGACGGCTTTATTCTAATTGAGGAATTTTTCTAATGGTTAAATTTCAGCCTGCATTTAATTTTATGCTCCCTCGCGAGGGTGGCCACACATTTACTAATGATGGTGATGATCCCGGCGGTGCTACAAAGTGGGGGATATCCTTACGCACATTAGCTAAAATTAATGACTTGCGGTTTGATATTGACCGAGATGGTGACATTGACATAGATGATGTTAAATCACTAAGTCGCGGTGATGCATATGATTTTTATTATCGGTACTTTTTTAAAAATACTAACTATAATCATATAGTTAGTCAGACTGTTATTAATAAACTTTTTGACACCGCTGTAAACATGGGGGCGTCACAAGCCACTCGATGTATGCAGCGTGCGGTTAGAGCGACTGGCGCTTATCTGGTCTCAGACGGGAAGTTCGGCCCTAAAAGTTTAAAGGCGATTAACAAGGCAGACCCCAAGCAGTTACTAATTGCATTTAGGTCTGAACAAGCAGCGGTCTATCGAATAATTATTGCTAGAAAGCCAATGTTGGCTAAATACAAGCGCGGATGGTATCGCCGTGCATACGATGATAATGAGGGTTAAAATTATGAACTATTTACTGGAACGAGCAAGCGAAGCTTCAACGTGGCGTGGCATTATCGCATTAGTTATGTCATTTGGTGTGATGCTTTCGCCCGATCAAATTGAATCAATCGTGGTTATTGGATTGGCTGGTGTTGGTCTTCTCGGCGCATTTTCCCCGGACAAGAAAAATGTATAAACTAATACTGACCGCCGCGTTACTGTTGGTTGTGGCATGTGGGTCAGCGCCTCAAATCAACAGCCCGATTGACAGTATCACCTTCGCTTATATCCAAATCACCGAAACTGCAAAACAAACAGAGTTGGCAAGACGGGGTGGCGGCATCACACTCGCGCAGGCGCTGGCAGTTAAAAGTAAACTACAAATTGCTACCAATTCGGTGCGACAAGCTGAAGCATTGATGTGCGTTGTTACCGTCAACCCCCCGTGTGTTATTGATGCCGAGGGTGCGCAATCTAAAGTTTCCCGCGCGCTGTCGATCACGCAGCTGATTAGAAACGAGGTGTCAGAATGAATGCAATAGCAATATTGGCGGTAGCTGAGGCTGGTTTACGTCTATTAGAATCTTACAATATCAGTGCCACCCGATTTGCACAAGCGCGCGAACGCGGTCCCATCACGCCTGAGCGATTGCTTGAGTTGCGTGATGAAACCCAAAGTGCTATTGATGCGATTGGTGAGGATTAACGTTATTAATTAATGTCCAAGCCCGTTTAGCGTAATATTCGATATTAATGTTAAGCGGGTTAAAATCTTGTGCATCATTGCACAAACTCACAAACCAACCGGCTTCAAAGTCAGTTGAGCGCTGGGTGTATTTTGATTTGTTTTTAGTGTGATATCGAGGGTCATGGTCAGTGGGTGACACACTAAAGTAATCACATTCACTAACACCGTTCGCTTTTTTAAACCAACCAATTTCATACCCAGTTGTTGGCGGACTAACTTTAGTTAGTTGATCACCAACCTTGCTGACATAATACCGTGATGTGTTCTGAATTTTATCTCCACCTAGTAATAAATAACTATTCTTAGGTACCTTGGCCTTTAGCATAAAATCAAAACCCTGTGTGTGATTAGTTATAAACTTAACCGGGTCTACTCCACGCAGCAAATAAGCCTCAACGGCTTTAGGTATAACCAGCGCACTGTGATCTTTATACCACAACACTTCTCGTGTTGCGGGGTTTTCTCTCGCGGTTTCATGACAAAACTCACCGATGCGTTTAACACCACCACTAACTTTAACAGCCGTATAATTATTGACATCACGGATAAACATGGATGAGTACTCGACTTCTTCTAATTCTAATCCTCGCGCCCACCTTTCCCATTGCCGCATCATTTCCCGCATACGTGTGAGGTCATTACGATTAACCAGTACGGTCATACCATCTGTATTAATTTGTAAAAGCCGCAGATCAGCGATATGCATGGTCAATATCTCGGCTAATTTACACAACAGTAATTGACCGTTGATTGTTATGCTCATTGTGTACTGCGGGTCATAAAATGGACTATAAGGACTCCCACTGTCACCACCAACGCCATTTAGTGCCAACTTTAGCATCCCATTTCGTGGGTCTTTTTTATCGTACGATTGCCTATTTTTTTTAGCTTCCCTGTAAATATCGCAAAAGCGGTGACCCAAATGACCAGGGTATAAGTCGTTAGATATTGACAAACTCGGGTAATAACTCGCCACATCGATGTCTATAATCGCATGAGTGTCAGTTGCGCGTATTGTCTCGCTACTCACAGACCCGTGTATACCCCCCTGTCTAATTGTCACTGTAAGATTGCCGATTGTAGGTGTAAGTGGTTTAAAGCTGTCTTTTGTACCAACAATTTCAATCGTCTTTAAATATTCGAGCATTCGCTTAAGATCGGGTGTTGCAAAGTCAATATAAGAAAATATCACATCACCCAGCGGTATTGAGTCGCGGGGTGATTGCTTATAGGGTTTCTCTAACTCCAGCCTTTTTATAAAATAGTCCTTACCTATTTTAGTATCATTGCTATTAAGCGTGTGTTTACCTAACGACAATCTGAATTCAATTTGAGGTCGGGAGTATTCGAAAAATATCGATGTGGCTAACACATCGTGTTGATTATACTCGCGCAGCTCATCCATTTGCTCGAACGATAGCGTCGTCCCTGGCGCTATCGGCATGTCTTGAATGCTTTGCATCATCATATTAATTTCGAGTGATTTAAGTGATGTACGCTTCGCTTGGTTATCAAAATGATGTATTTTATACAGGTCTATTTGGGAAACCTGTGGTTCCCAATCCACAAACTCGTATGAGTTATCGCTATCAATTATAGCTTGTGCGCGGACATAAAGCTCACTAACCCCAATCGTATCATTTTGCAACACCCGCGAAAGAACCGGCCAGTCAAAATGCACATTGTTAAACCCAACTAGGTAAGTGTTAGTTAGGACTAACCCACGTAAATGTGCGATAAGATCCCACAGATCATTGCGCCGCCCCGATATTTCGAACGTCACACATTTACCGGTTTGCACGTTGTAGTGTGTTGACGTAAAACAATTCGGGTATGTTTCTATATCATAAATTTCATACACTTTAATATCCCCTCTCGGTAAATAACCACCCCAATTTCAGGGTGGTTACAGAGTTGTTAAAAAGGTATGTCGTCATCATACACTGTATTTGGGGTTAGATAATCATATGCGGGTGCTGGCATACCCGGTAATCCTTGCACCGGCGCAACCTGAGCAACCGGTGCAACCGGCGCTGGCATACCCGGTAATCCTTGCACCGGCGCAACCTGAGCAACCGGCGCCGGCATACCCGGTAATCCTTGCACCGGCGCAACCGGGGATTGACTCGCACTAGCGGGCACATAGCCTATTTGCGCATTACCAAAAACTTCCCCCGCATCCGGCCCCGCCGATATTGCTGTACCAAACGCAACATGTTGCACCATCGAGGGGTTCAAAAATATACCCGTATTTGGTGCATTCTCACGGTTCGGCCCAACACTAATTTGTGCTCTCACAAAATCCCCACGATTTAACTGTGTACCATCCATGCCATTGCCTGTCTTATCAACGAGAGTCGGTACAAACCCCTGTGATAATTTAAGGACATGACACCCCGCAAACCCATCCTTCCCTGCGTGATCCAGCGAATCACCATCCAAATACTTCCATTTAAATGTTACCGCATTTGATTCACCACCCGGGTAGACCTGGTGAGTATAATCAATTATTTGTTGCCAAAAGTTAAGCCAATCGGGGTTTACTTTTTCGATTGCAAGCGAAAAGAAATAACTAGTTTTAGGGTCTCCATTTTTGTTAACCGCTACATTACCGTTATATCCTTTTGTGTTTGGCTCCATGGGATGACCTTGTACAATACGGCCGACCGGTGTGATTATATATAATTTTTCACTCATTTTTTAAATACCTCTCTTGCTTTTTTAGACACGTCAACTCTTACAAGTTGACGACTTGATAATTTGCGAACAGTTAATTCTGACACCACTGCTTTTGGTACACCCTTTTTAATCGCTTGCGCCGGTGTTAATAATGACTGGGTTGTGATATCAATCCCAATTAGTGCAGATAATGTTTTTGCTTGCTCAGCGTCCGACCAAGCTCGATTACTTAATTTTTCAACAAGCGAATAGTCAGGTATATACTCACCTTTTGACATACGATCCTTAATTTGACGAGCTAGGACATCTTTACGTTTACTAATAATGTCTGAGATTTTGACCGTTTGATCGTACTCCCGACTTAAGTCGACCGCCGGCAAATCTTCGAGTATTGACAAACCGGAGTATGTATCAATAGCTGACAAACCCGCGCTGCGCAATGCCGGGCACTTATGCGCTGCTTTACACATTTTACAATGCTTCCCCGTCACCATTTCCGGGTTTTGTAAGTAAGTATCATCCGCGGATTTCAAGAATTTATCTCGCTCGAGTGTAAATTCCCGTGCAGTCATTATCTTACTTCGATACGACCCCTCAGGGTGCCAGGGTCTGGGTTGTAAAATCATCAACTCGATATAGTTAGGTATGGACCTCCCACGCAGTGATGCAACCGCGTAACCTAAAGCTTGAGTCCAACTATCAATTAACCGCCAACCGTAGTTATAATCCGCAATAAGTAAATACCCAGAGGTTTGCATGCGGATATCACAAGTGTCAGTTATAGTGCAGCCGCCTGGGGTCACCACCGATACCACTTGCTCTTTCTCTATTTTTCCGCGATTCACTAACCCCTTTAAATATACCAAAGCATCTCTTGCATGTCTGATCATTTCATCATCAATCACAAACCCGTTGGGCGCACAACCATCAACATCACCATCCGATTCCAGCACCCAATGTGCCGCGGTCTCTTCCCGTGCTGCATCATTGCTAATGTTGGGTTCACCCCATTCCATCGACGCACTAGCCGCACACATTGTCCATCGCGGTGCCGCTGACATACGTAACTTATGCACTTTTAGACCCAAAATGCTCAATAGCATTATTAACCAGTGTCAGGTCACTATTAAGTTGATCAAGATTGTCCACCCCGCATTTTTTATACTCACCCATAATATCCTGAGGTAACACTGCACCTTCACCAATAACCTTAGATACCACATTTGCTAACTGTGCAAGTGCTTCTTGCATGTTTTCGTAACGTATTACCGCTTGCGCGGGTTCAGGTGCAAGCGGTTCGGGTGCAAGCGGTTCGGGTGCCGCGGGTTCAGGTATCACCGTTGCGATATCAAGCATCACTTGATCATAGACTTCTTTATCTACCCCTCGCCGTTTAACCCACACACCAGCAGCGGTGACACTCCTGCCGCTGCTATGTATCCGTATATCCCACGGGGTATTGTTAACGTCGAGTGCGGGGATAATAACCGGTGCGGGTGTGTTAACAGCTTGTGGATCAAAACTACTATCGTTAATAAATTTTTGCAATTGTGCGATTGAGTCAAAACTAACCGTTAATTGATACATATCAAATCCTCTCTTTATTTGGTTGTGTTTAATGATCGAGTAATTTTAAAAATTCTAGCTCACTCAATGCCAAGTGAGCTTTTACTGATTTTTTTATGTAACGCGGAACAGGGGTGGTGCCTTTTCGCATTTGAAAATACCCGGACGCCGAAATGCCCAACAATTTACTGGTTGCCGCCACCGTTGTGCATCGCGCTTCTAAGTTTTTAAAAAGTTTTTTCATTTCGTATACCCCCCAACATTCATTACTGTAATTTATTATATCATCAAAATTTGGGATATACAACATTTGATGTTTCGTCAAGTGCCGACTGCCAAATTGTTTCAACACGGGTTGATATCACACTGGCATCGGTCACCGCCAGTAGTTGATGACCAATTTTAAAATATAACGTTGGTGCTGACACACCTAAACTCCCGTCTAACTTTAGTTTGTTATTTGCACGACCGTTTAGTAGACTAGGGTGCAGTCTGTAACCTAACATTTCAAGAGGTTTAGTTGTGAGATAGGGGCAAACAGGCTTGCCTGTGCTCTCATTGACTAACCGCCTTAGCTCGTGACTTACAATCACACCATCCGTGAAACCTAACTGCTTACAGTCTATCGCGTCCATTACAGCGCGTTGGAAACTGGTGTAAGATTCGATAATTGCAAGCGGGGTAGAACTGGTGCGCGGTGCGCGGGTGATGTCCAAATTGGGCACATCCCGATTCATTAAATAATAATTAATATTAGAATACCCCGTATCTTGCAGCCAAGCCCCCAATGCCACATAATAATTAGCATTAAGTCCGGCATCTAACATCTCATTAAACGTTTGTACTCTAGCAAATAGAGGTGCCCAACGACGTGAATTAGTATTGATTTTTACCGAGTTTTTGTGATTTGTGGCCAGCAGAAAGTTGACAGAATTCTTAATTGCGCGCGCGTCTTGATACATTGCGCGTAGTTGAATTTCAGGGTCACCAATATAGTTCATCAGTCTACTTAGCGCCTTGGGGTCATCAATCTTAAATTCATCGACAGTCCCCACTAATATATTTTCTATCCACCCATTTTTATCCTCACCCAATTGTTCATTAGCGATAGGTGTTGAGTATTTGGCACCAACGCACCGCCTAAGTACAGTTAAAATGATTGATTTACCACACCCCTCCGGGCCTTGTAATATTGGCACCCACCCCATTTTTACGTCAGGATGTTGTATCACATGGGCCATATAATCAAGCAACATGTCCTGATCTTTAACATAAAGTGTGCTAACTAAATTAAGAAACTTAGTTACATCACCTTTCACCATTGCGGGTCGTTGATATACATTACAATAACTAATATTATCTCTCTTACTTATTGAGCCGGAAATAGTGAGAGGTTGTAAATCAGCATACATCGCCTTGTGTGACGGCAACGGTGTACGACTAAAAGCTTCGAAAGGTTTGTCAGTCACTTTGCGGGGGTTAACACTCAATATAAAAACAAAACCGTTAGTATTAAAACTATCATTAAAAGTTGTGCGGTTATAAACATTGCCCGTAGATACTTCTAGCACTTTCCCCGATTCAGTCATCAATCTAAAATCATCAAAAAATTCGGATAGTCGGTTGGGGTAAATCTCGTTAGTTAACCATGCTCGCCCGCTCATTATAACCCCCTTATCTGTAACCTCATTATTAGACCAGGTCGCTGACTCAACACGTGGTGCTTCTAATCCTTCACTTTGTCCCTGGACTCCCCCACGACTGTAGACCGTCGACCCACACGCACGGTTAAGCTCTTTTAATCGTAAGTGTTGTGGCCAATGTTGCCAACGTTGCACTAACGGGGATTGTAAAAATAAATGTTGCATACGTGCTCGGTTATTACCTGTATAAAACGCCAATTTCCCGAGTAATGCCAATCGAGCAGCCGAGTGGTCGAATCCACATTTTATACTATCCTTTTGCTTTAAATAGCGTGCACCCAGTATTTCACTATTACCTTCGTAAAGCGCTTGATTCAGCATATTTTCGCGAAATAATAATTCCATTAATCTAGTGTCAGTTTCAGGGGGTACAGCGTCAGGGTGTAATGTGTCATCTACTTCACCCGAAAAGCTCGATTCGTTTGTGGGTTTTTCAGGTATGTGTTGTTTTAACGCCTTGGTCCAATCTAACCAGATGTTGCCAGATATTGGTGTACCGAGAGCCATAGCGCGTAATCGAGTGTAAAACTCAACATTATCAAATCGACACTTATGATTCAGCGGTGGATCACCACATCCCCAAATATGTATGCCCTCACCGGATGTCGACGTCTCAACGTAAGCACCGGAAAATCGATCATGCGCCCAGAGTTTCACTCTCTCGTCAATAGACCCAGTTGTTGGGTTTATACAATGATCAATATCTAAACACCAAAATGGGTCATCATCTGATAGTACAAATGCCACGTTGCCGGATAATGCACTTGCTTTGTCATAAGACATCCAGTTTGCAGAGTTGTGGGCGTTTACAGGTAGTAGAGTAGCCAGATCGATAGGCACTTTTTGTAATTCGCCATTTTTATCCGGCAAATAAGACCAGTTAACAAACTGGTGATACTCTATCAATTTTTCAGGGTGCATAATTAGTCCTTGTAAGTGCTGACGAACCGGGTTATTATGGTTTCGCGTTCAGCCTCTCTCCTGCTCGCCGATGTGTTACCCTGCTAACATTAGCTTCTAGTGTTAGCAGGGTTTATTTATAAATTCAATTAACGCCTTCACCATATCATTCTCATCAGTACAAAAGCCACCTATACCGCCACTTGACTTTACCAAATTTATATAATTGATCTGAGCGGTTACTTTTGACATTTGTGATTGATAATCCCAACCCGACGGTTTAACCTCGATGGCTGTAAATATACCCATAGTTCGCCCGACATGATGCGGTTTTATCTCAATTTGAGTGATGCCGATTAGATCGCTTGACTTTAGTGTTTTATTTATAGATTTTGAGGTATTACATAACCCGTACCTAACTAATGCACCGCGACGATCTATATACGCACCAGAGTTATTGCGCCATAATATCTGACCATTCGCAGCAGCAGCCAGTCGTAGTTTGTTTTGTATTGCGGACTCATTCATTTTAGGTTGGGCTTATTTGATCTGGGTATTTCGACTATTCGTTCTAAAGATAAACACACAAACCCCTCCGCCATGCCATACTCGGAGTGTACATGAGTTATTCTAAACAATAACTCAACGTCAGAGGATGTAAGTGGATTATAAAATAGAGCGGTGTCACCTGTTTTATAATCTCTATCATTAATTCTAATCTCTGCTTTCTTCGTAGCATTATCTATATTCTGATAATGCTCTTTATATATTTTTAGCTCGTGATGCATTGTCCTAACCTCTCAAAGTGAGTGTACACTAACTAACGTTAGATTTCGATATGACCCATCTCATTCATTCGAGGGTGACCTTAGATTTTGAGATGGTGATAGCATCCACCATCTCATTGCCCCCTTCTTCACCAAATTCACCAATCCATTGATGCAAGTCACCAAACGCCGGACCATCCTCGGTCGGATCAAAGTGAAATTCATCGGCCAAGCTTGAAACTATGCCTCTGATTGTGTGGCATTCTAGGCACAGCTTAAAACTCTGACCTCGTCTATTCCACACACCAGAAATATATTTATACCTGTCACCGGGGTTTATTTTACTCTGACATTCACAACATTTGTGTTCCTTCCTAGCACGCCTGCTTTTTTCCTGATAACATTCCGGGTACTCGCTCATTTTCCGCTTCCTTTTTGTGTGATTGTGGGTTTTGCACATGGGTGATAACCAACGTCACACACCATCTCATTCATTCGAAAAGTTCAATTGAATAATAGTCCAGGTCGTTAACGTGCAACACGGTCCCGCAGTGGCAACACTTGTCGAACGTCACTGATAATAAGCGCTGAGCAGAATTAACCACCCCTGACGTCCCTGCCGGCGCACAGTCCCCCCATTGTTAGATATCACCCTGCTCGATTTTATTTTTAACCCAACCCAGTCACCGACCCGTGCCATACCATTATATTTTCCATGGCCTAACCCTTTTTTACCTGTATAAATTTGATTCATTTTTAGCCCCCTCTTACAAACTTGTAAGTATCTAGTTTGCACGGATAGAATTCATCACCTACTTTTGCGGCATGAGGTCATTTCCCCTGTGCTGCTGCAAATGCACGATTTATTTTTGTGTCAATTTCAGGGTGATTGTGGGCTTTGCTAAAGTTTTCAGGAATTGACACAGCTTGTAAGACTGGGCGTGTCTTTAGATCATTATAGCACTCTGCTGCACGTGCTTTCCGACCACGCGCTTTACCTCCGTGCGCGCGTCGCATTGATTTTTTTTGGCATTTTGATTTTATTGCTTCGTCGACGTAACCCAGCGTTCTCAACCAGTTCGCATCGTTGTCAGCATCACAGTCTAAGTTGTTACCAATTGGCAGCCCAAGGCTTGTACCAAAACTTCTTAGCTGTCCTGCAATACCAACGGCCTGACCGCACCCCGCATTATTGATTGATTGCGGTGCAAATGCGGACGAAACAGGGAAACGAAAAGTGGTTGTGTCTCCGCCGATGCTCACTTGATTATCAGCGCTCCCACCCCCGGCGTTTGCTCGACCACCTGTCGCCGCACTGACTGCACTCCCCCCGGTGGCCGCGCTTGAGCTTGTAGAATCACTGTAAGCGCCACTACGAGAGTTAACGTTGTTACTGTTATAATTGTTATGATACCCATATCTCGACGCAAAAGCATCACTCGAGCCGATTGTCACTAACAATAATGCGGACATTCCTAATATTGTATTTTTCATTTTGTAACCTCCGATTTTTAAACTTAGAAAATGAATCTTGAGCATCTGCTCCACTGCAATCGATATAGCCAGTCACTTCTGTCAGGTGACTATAATCTGAATCCGACTCAACTGTTAAATCACCCATATATATCATTTTATGTTTCCTCTATTTGATTGTTTTCTAATAAGTTTCCCACACTTCAACTATAAAAGATGCGTCACCCCAAGGCCAGCCGTCATCATCCGGCTCGTCACCCTTCACCGCCGGAAATTCAAATATAATTTGGTAGTTACACCTGTCGTGACCCACCGCATCACAAACCCACTGCGATATATAAGTGTCGCCATCGTCTGCGTTACCCCACCATCCGGGAAATTCGCGGTCTGTCAACACATTGTTATCATCACTGATCAACTCTAGTTTATTGTCAGTGTCGGTGTCGGAAGGTATGATCAGATCATGATCACGATTTTGTATATTGAGGGTATAAGCAGTCATAAGTTGTAGCCCTGAGTTAATGTTGTCACTACAATAGCATCAAATCTCATACTATGCAAGCTTTGATGCTAATACTTTATATTCGGGTGCCTATGATAATCGCAACATGATGTTTATCTCTAATTATTAACCTGTTATAATCTATTATCGCAGTATGGTCGGTCATCACAGATAAAGCGCAGTCAAGATGTTCTTTTCGATACCCCCACTCGCCAATTTTATATGCAAAACCGACATTATTAAGTGTGATTATTTCTAAACCGTCCGTGGAACACTCTACCTCATTTTTGGTAAATAGTAACCGGTCAACGTCAGGGTACGAGAGACTAGGTCCGATCGGTGACATCATGTGATCATAAAGCCCATCGCTATACTTATCTGTTAAGTGCATATGCAACCTCTCGCCATCCGTCGCTGCTATGTATTTGCCATTTGAACATATATAACTCAGCGCGACTCGGTGGTGACGGTTATTGGCCGCCGCTAAAGCAACCCAACCCACGGGCGTTTTTGGTTTTTTTGGCAAAGACGGAATAAAATAATTGTATAAATCAGCTAAATGACCGTCGGGTGCCACCGTGTTTTTATCTCTGATCATATCGAGTAGAACATTAAAGCACGCATGCTTCGTAAGCTTTCTTCGTTTATTACTTGATGCCAGTTTGGGTATATTTCGCAAGTCATTCATCACTTACTCCAAAATTTGTATTCTATGTACGCACCTGCATAATTCAGGTTGCTTTCGCGATTGTTATTAAACGGTGCACCCTCAAATGCGTTTGATAAGTGGATCAGTTCGGCACCATAACCCCATTTATCACTTTTAAATAAATCATCAGTATACTTAAGCGCTATTAAGCCAGCCGGCGGTGCGGTACCCCAATCATTACTTGATGTCACATTTGCGCGGATATACCCTATCCCACCGCGCACCGATAGTTCCGAGGCCGTGGCCTCCGTTGATATCAAAACACCCGAAATAATAATCACCCAAAACGCTACACTCGCTAATACTAGTTTGGTTGTCATTGCTAAAATTTGACCAATGCTACATTTCATTTTAGTATCTCTCGTCGGTTGTTGATCTTGAGTTGATACTATCATCAATATTTACACGGTGCAAGCTTTGTTTATTAATTTATTATTTAAACTCTCACTCTCTTTTGCATTAAGTGTCTGCGCGGTCATCACATCTACACCGTAAGTTAAATAAAACAGTCGATAACTCTCAGCATCATCAAGACCTTTTGATCGTTGCAGTGACCCCCAGCACGCAATTGAGTGTTTGAGATTATCAAGACTCGTTGCACGTGCTCTATGTAACTTAGCAGCGCTGTTAGCAACCAGCGGGCTGGCTCCGGCACTTAACATCTTAACTTTGAGATGATCGTCACTCATTTCCACGCGGTCTATCTCACCGCGTAATTTTTTTAGCACATCATCCGAAAATTCTAACAAATTCCCAGCAACAAGCTGGGGGCCACCGCGCGGTGCAGGTGTGGGTTTTAAATTGCAATAAGGGCAACGGGTGCGATATGCTTCATAAGGTTGGTAACAGCCACTACAGTCTCTAAGGGGTATTAAATCAGCGTCTTTATCGTGCTTTGCTCGCTTTTCGCGGCGATCTAACGACCATTCCCGCGGCGAATCCGGTAAGTTATGACGCTGCCAATTATTAACGTGATCGATAATAATTCCGTGGGTTTTTCCCGGCGACACTCGTAACGCTCGACCGAATTGTTGAATATAGAGATTGAGTGAGTTAGTCGGTCGAGCCATGATAACAACTTCGAGCGCGGGGACATCGACCCCCTCGCCGAATAAATCCACATTTACAATTACCATGATTTCACGAGCTTTAAACTTTTTGAGGGTTTCAACGCGCGCAACAGTCGGTGTCTTTGCAGTCAACAATTCAGCACGAATTCCCGCACGATTAAAATCTAATGCAATATCTGCACCATTTTCGACGCAATCAGCAAATACAAATGCCAATTTACCGCTAGCAAACGTCATGTAATGTTGAACAATATCACCGATTATGTGACTTGATTTAACCTCTTCTTTGACCGTTTTCGGTGTGTACTCACCGGACGTTCCGACTTTGAGATTATTGAGATTTATGTCAGACGGGGGTGCAATAAGTCGATAGTCACAAAGCCGCCCAGTGTCGATTAGTGCTCTTAAAGTTTTACCCTGTACCATAGTATCAAAATAACCGTCTACGTGTCGTCCGAGGCCCTTTCCATCCATTCTAGAAGGTGTGGCAGTCCAACCCAACCCTCTAGCGTTAATAAATAGCTCTCGACACTCCCCCCATTGATTCTTTTTGCATAAATGATGTGCCTCGTCTGTGCAATATAATAACACCTGTCTGATCCACCCGGCGTACAGATGTGTGCGTGATCTGAGTGTTTGGACGCTGCCTACTTTGACCATGCTTGCCGGGTCGTAATAATTGTGCGTGATTGTTGAGATAACTGACCGTGGCGCAATGAGATCATGCGGGATCCCGAATTGCGCAAGTGCGTGCGATAGTTGCACAACTAGCTCAATGCGATGTGCCATCACAGCGGTTGCCACATTCATTTTTTTTATGATCGAGGCGTTGAGTATTGTTTTCCCACCGCCGGTTGGCAGGACTGCTAACACATCTTTTGCGCCCGAATTCCAAGCATTAAAAATATCGGATTCCAGGGTGATTTGATCAGAATATAACTGCATGGTTTCTCACCTCTCTCGCAAGATTTTTAGTCTACCACAGTTTTAGTTTACACAGACCAACCCCTTATCGATCTAATATGTCAGATGTCCCCCAGGTCGCATAAATGCTGGTTTTTTACATGTTTACTCTAACTACTCTAACTATTAGTAATATAAGTATATAAGTAAGGTATATAAATATACATAAACCCTAACTAAATATAGATAATACTCATCTATAATACTACAATATATAACACTATAATATAGGCTAGGACTTGTAACTTTTTAGAAATCTACGGAAAGTTAGAGTAAAAGTGTGATTATCGACCCCCAGAAGTGAGTAGCTATGTGGCCTGTAGCCACCCCGAGTATGCGAAAAAAAGTCTGGGTATGGGGCTTAAAGTTAGGGTGGGTTAGGGTACTCAGTACAACAAATGCCCTGTGATGTGACTTTCGTCATTATTTTGACGTTATAAGATGTATTTGAAATATGTAACTTTAGAAATTTTAGGGAACTCAGCACATAATATTAGTTAGGGAACTACTAATTAAACTAGTCATTTTGGACCAAAAAACTCTCTAATTTTAGCTAAAATTCCTAAAATTAGAGTTGAGCGTGATTATTGGTTTCTAAAATTAGTGACAAAAGGTCTAAACTTTGAGAGGTGCCAGTTCCCTCTCGTTATTCTATGGCAACGTAATATTTAATTATTGCAACTGCACCCAATTTGTGAGTGTAATACCAAGCGTTGACTCCAAATGTCAAATCTTCGGTAAGCGCTACAGAAACAGGCTCTTCTGTCCAGAATTTTTTGTCATCGTCGCTTGGCAAGAACTCTTCTGGTACAGCGATAATTAAAAGACTATCGTCTCTATGTATAACTTGCGCACCAAATAGATCGCATGTGTACCCTTCTTGTGTGATTACTTGTATAGTCATTTCATATCTCCTTTTGAGATTTTGTGCCCCAGCCCCGAGGCACGGTAGCCGACTTGTTTGTCGACCTTATAAGTATAGTACCGCACTACATCTACAATGTAAAGTATTTTACTATATTTATTGTATCATCTGAGACAGTAAATCTTGGATACCTTCAAACTGCAAAGCTTGACCACATGTGGTATTCTGTCAGTCAACTATGGATGATCAATATTTATCAATAATTCCTCGGCGCAGACTATGGGCGCAATTTTATGTCGCATGCAATAATGGTTACCGAGCGGGGCAAATGTGTGGCTACAGTGAGTCGACGGCAAGGGCATGTATGTCGCATTTTGACAGCGATACGCTTTTGCAAGGTTATGTACAGACACTAATGACTGCGGTCGCTGAAGAGTTGCACATAACCGCAACGGTAGTGTTGCGTGAGTTAATGATGATCGGACTGGGTGACATCCGTCAATTATTTGACGAGCAGGGGCACCCTAAACCTATACACGAGTTAACTTACTCACAGCAGCGCATGATTACGGGGTATGAAATTAAGGAAATGGGTGGTGAGATGATGGTGACACCTAAAATTCACGATCGAGTCAAAGCGTTGGAATTAATTGGCAAGCATATAGACGTCCAAGCATTTAAAGAGATTAGCGAGATTAAAAACATCACGCCTCCGGTACTTGACAATCCAATATTAATAGCAGAACAATTCGCAGCGAGTATTATTGATGCTGAGACTAGTTGATTATGTGAGAGCCAAGGCAAAATCACGTAACAGTTTATTTTTAGTGTTACCACATGTCACCACTATTTGTCGCGCAATCGAATTGTGCATTGCCGGTGAACTGCCTGATGGTAAGCGTAATTTAGTTATTAATTTACCCCCACGATTCGGTAAAACGGATTTGCTGGAAGCGGCGGTTGAATGGTCGATTGGGCACTTGCCGGACTCACTATATATACTTAGCGCATATGTCAAAGAGAGAGCCAAGGAAAGTTCTGATAAAATTCGCAATACAATGCGCGAAGAATGGTATCGCTCGATGTTTCCCGCTGCTAACCTCGATAGGGCTCGCTCGGATCGCATGGATGAGTTCCATACTACCATGCGCGGGGGGCTACGAGCGGCGGGTGTGGGCGGTGCTATAACTGGTTTTGGTGCAGGGCAAAAGCGTAAAGGATTTGCCGGCTTTTTTGGGATTGATGACCCCATCAAACCTGGTGATTCACGCAGTGAGATCATGCGTAAGAAAAATATTGATTGGTATACGGGCACCGCGCAAAACCGACGAAATAAGACCGACACCCCTTATATTTTAATAGCACAACGCACCCACCCGGGTGACTTATCAGGTTGGGTGCTTGCGAATGAGCCGGAACTGTGGTATCAGGTAAAAATACCCGGACATGACCGCGTTGCTGATGTTGCAACTTGGGAATCGACCGCATCATTAGGTTATCTTAAAAAACTTGAACAAGTGGATGAATTTACATACTGGTCACAGTATCAGCAAGAACCGCGCCACCCCACGGGTAGTGTTATAAAAGAGGAGTGGTGGCAGTATTATAGTGATTTGGAAGAAGTCAAGAAGCGTTGCCGCTTGACTTTCATCACAGCAGACACCTCGATGAAAACCAAAGACGCTAACGACCCTACTGTATTTCAGTTCTGGGGTGCCGAGGATGATAAACGACTGTATTTGTTAGACCAAGTGCGGGGCCGCTGGGCATTTCCCGATTTAGTTAGGCACGCTAAAGTGTTTTGGGATAAGCACTCGGACTTGGTGCACGGGATTGCGCCGGTCGGTATGTTTATTGAGGATAAAGTGAGTGGGACAAGTCTTATCCAAGTACTTGAAGAATATACCGAAATTAAGGTAATCCCGTGGTTGCCGAGTGATTTTGAATTGCAGGGCGACGATAAGGTATCACGAGTTAAGGCGGCCAGTTGGTCGATTTATGAGGGTAAAGTGTGGTTGCCTGGCGCTGAAACGGCACCGTGGGTCACCGGGTTTGTGGATGAATGCACAGGATTTCAGGCCGATATGTCACATACGCATGATGACCAAGTCGACACGATGACAATGGCCGTGCTGACTTGGTCTATCATTAAGTAAAGTACTAGTTAGATGCTTCGATGATTAAGTCATCTTCGTCCAAACCCCAATATTCGAGTGCCTCATTAATTGCGTCACATAAAGTCCCCTCATGCGCAAGATACCAAACCTTACCGGAGGTGCTACCAGTATAGCGCGCTATGTAGTAGTCATCGTCAGTGGGGTCTCTACTTACGGTTAGTGTGTACATGTTGTTTATCTCCTATTCGATATATGAGCGCGTCGAGTGTGATTTCCGGGATTGGTGGATTATCACTCAACCACTGGTAGATTGTTGAGCGTGACCGGCCAATAATTCTCGCACACTCAACAACTTTGTTATCCCAAGTTTCCCCAGGTAATGATTTAATTAGACTTTTTAGCATGTGTTTCAAGTCTAGCTGCCAGTATCATTATTAAAGTGTTTATTCTCGCAGTAATCAGACCGCAAATTGCTGCGGTTTCGTCTGTCTGTTCTTTAGAATAAAGCTTTACACTTCGTTGCAGTTGGTCAGTGAAAGATGGTTGAAGCTGAGTGTTCAGGCGGCAAACTGAGTCTAATAGACCCGACACATCTTGACCTTTGTCCGCCTTTTCATTCACAACCACCCCCAGCAGAACCTTTATTGTTGATTGTGCATCATCGCTGATGGCTGAGTTATCAAAGTGGATAAACACTTCTTTTATGTTTAATAAAATCTTTTTGCTTTGATCTATTATTACTGTATTCATAATCTTAATCTCTCTATTGTTTGCTAGTGTGTGGGTTCAGCATAACACTCGTTTCTAAAAATAGAAACTATTAATTAGACTTTTTAGCATGTCTGTACACTTCCCGTTTTGACACTCCTCTTAATCCTTGCTCTTCGTAGTCATTTTCGCATGCCCCCTCTGCGATTGTGATATCAATTGATGCTTCGACAATATAAAAACGAGGTGTCGAATTACCGGGTTTGCGGAAATCTTTTTGTCCAACTGCAATGATATCACCCTGTTTAATATTTTCGAGTTCGCAAACACCCCCATAACCGTGCTCACCTATAAAATCACCAAAACTAAAATTACCTTTTTTATTATCTATAAAGTCAACTTTAGCAATCCAAGGTTTACTGTAACGTCTTTCGTTGTATACACCATTTTCGATTGATATTTGCATAATTTAATCTCTCTATTGTTTGCTAGTGTGTGAGTGCAGTATAACACTTGTCTCTAAAAATAGAAACTATAATTAACTATCAACACTCGGTTTGTCATTGCTTTTTAGATGATATATAATTGCAAGATGACTGATGACATAAATGATAGATTGATTGGACAAATTGAGGCTACTTTGACTAATATCGCAAATAGTTTAGACAATATGCAAAATGAGATTAAGGAGCTGCGAGTTGACGTAAATTCTAGGTTTTTGCAAGTTGAGCGGACAACTATCAATCACTCTTTAGAATTAGTTGCTATTGTATCGCTCAAAGATCAGATCAATGCGTTGACAATTAAACAAAACAAAGTGGTCGATAGGTTAGACGGGATTGATAAATGGCGTTACAAACAGATCGGCATGATCATTGCCGGTACTTTATTATTGTCTTGGGCGGGTGCCCCGCTCATATTTAAAATCTTTGGGGTGCATATTTAGTTATGTCTCGTCGCAATCGCAAGCGTACAAAGACTACTAATAGTCGTGTAGTGTCAAGTGCAGGTCAAGGTCAAGCTCAAGATCATGGTAATAATGCGCGGATACAGCGATCAAGCTCACACCCACTCGACCGCACTCGGTCGGCAAGCCTACAGTCGCGCGAATGGGGTGAGTTATACTATAAAGAGTGGACAGCTCGCAAAATTGTTGATATTCCGGTCCAGGACATTTTGCGCAAAGGCTGGACGTACAGTGGTCTTGGTGATGACCAAACTTGCACACTCACCTCGGCATTATCTAAATTACAATTTAATCGTGCACTTCGACAAGCTCTTAAATTAGAGAGATTAGTTGGCGGGGCAGTGATTGTGATGGGTTTGCGCAGTGATGACGACGCAAGCAAACCGGTTGAGCACTCTGCAATTTCAGAAGGTAATTTAATATTTACCAACGTTATTCCGCGCAGTCGTGTATCTCAGCTTGAGTATGACACTAACCCGCTTAGTGCGCGCTTCGGCAAGCCGGAAACTTATCATGTTATTGGGCAAGCTGTGCATCATAGTCGATTGTTAATATTTGATGGTGATCCGCTGACTGACAACGAAGCCACAGATATTGGGTTTATAAAAGGTAGTTATGACGGTTTTGGTGTGTCAGTACTCGCTGCAATTTATGACGATATAATACGCAGTGTGAGCGCTCGACAGTCTGCTATGCAGCTAATACAGCGTGCAAGTATAGTGCTCATAAATAACGGCAGTCTTAAAGCACAACTGAGCACGACCGGTGGTACTGATGCTATTGCCGCATTACAAACAATGACAGATCAAATGAGCATGTATCAAGCGGCTATGATCGACGGCAAGGAAATTAATATTGATCAGTGGTCTGCATCATTCGGCGGCGTCCCTGAATTATTGCAACAGTTTTTACAGATTATCAGTGCTGCTAGCGATATCCCGGCTACTCGATTTTTAGGTGAGGCACCGGGCGGGCTTAATGCCACTGGTAAGTCGGATTTAGAAAATTATTATAATGCGATTGATGACGGTCGAGAGTCACGTTTGCGCCCGCAGCTTGAAAAGTTTTTAAGGGTCGCACTACCCTCTATACTACCTGAGGTTAACCCCGAAAGTGTCGAGATAGAATTCCCACCAATGTGGTCACCTTCCGAAAGCGATGCCGCTACGACTCGTGGTGCCGACTCGACCGCACTAACTAACTTAGTATTACACGATGTGATTACCCCCGAGCAAGCTCTCGAGGCTCTAAGTGCGTTGGGGCATTATGACTTTGAGGGTACTAACTAATGCCTCTAATTCTCGGTAGTGATGCGCGCGGCGGGAAAGGGTCAAAGCGGGGGGTGGCGGCTAAAGTTACTAAATCACATGAGGTCGAATATCGTAAGGCATTACTCGGACTGACTGTAATGCTCAAGCGACAGACCATGTTGATAGCTCGTGCAGTTTCAGCAGGTGAGTCAATGACCACAATTCAATCTAGGGTACAATCTGAATTACGTCAAGCTAACTTAAGGTTTGATTCAGCGGCAGCCAATGTAGCAGCATCGAGTATTGTTAAAATGGATGATGCTAATCGCCGAAAGGTTGAAAAAATATTGCGTAAGACGCTAGGTGTTAGTAGTGCTGAGATATTATCAAGTAAGGCGGTCGCCGGTGTCATCGACAAAGCGTTAGCCGAAAATGTCAGCTTGATATCGAGTATCCCCGCTGAGCACTTTAAAAATGTACAGCGTGCAATTCTTGATAATTTTGAGGGTAAGGGTTTTAAAGAAGGGTCATTAACTAACCGATTGCGTGCACTAGGATCACAAACCGATCAAAGAGCTAGGTTGATTGCTCGTGACCAGACCGCCAAATTTATTGGTGCACTAAATTCTGTTAGGCAGCGGGATGTCGGGATTGAGCGATTTATTTGGCGGACGGTGCAAGATATCAGGGTGACCGGTGCCCCCGGTGGACCTAACGACCCTTCCCGATCTCACGGTGATCATTTTTCCCGCGAAGGTCGAGTTTATCGGTGGGATACACTGCCAGCCGACGGCGGGCCAGGTGAAGCAATACAATGTCGGTGCTTTGCTGAACCTCTAATTGAGTTAGAAAAGGTGATTGGAAATGCTTTATGAACGTACACAAGTTGGTCGAGATTGGCAGATAGATGACAATGGCTTTTTGAGAATTACGATACGCTTGATTAGCTGTGGCGTTATGGGGTATGGTCGGGGGGAGTTGGGTGATGACCCAAAACTTGATGGGCTACCAGATGTTGTTAGTGTCAATGTACCACCAGATGCCATATTTAACCCGCACGCTATGCAAAGCATCGAGGGCATGCCAGTCATCGGTGGCTATCACGAGTGGATCGAAGTGGATAATGAACGCAAGAATCATGAAGTGGGTAGTGTTGCAGGTGAAGCGCGTAGGTCTGGGCCGTATCTCGAAGTTGATCTATCAATTAGAGACCCGGAGGCTATTGCAAAAATCAAGTCAGGTGAATTTACTGAAATATCAAGTGCTTACACAGCGCAATACACTGTGGAACCTGGTGAGTATGAAGGGGTGGGTTATGACGTTGCACAAAATGCAATACGTTTTAACCACGTTGCCCTGCTACCACCCGGCGAAGGTCGTGGCGGTCGTGAAGTGCGAATCTTAAATAAACAAACTGGAGCGGAATCGATGGAAGTAACAACAATAGAGTTGGCAGATAAGCGTGCGATCCGCGTAGTTAATGCGGATGCAGCGGTACTGAGTGGTGCGCTTGCAATGCATGTGCACAATGAAGCTTTAAGTGCTCAGGCAATCGAAGCGGCTATGAACAGCGCGGATGAAGCCAAGGTTGAAATGACTAATGCTGAGGAAAAATTGGCAGAAGCAATGGGTGTCATTAACCAGCTAAAAGATCGTATTGAAGAGCTTACGTCAGGTGATTCGCTCGAAAATATGGCTGAGGAAATGGCTGAGGAGCAAATGAATTCAGTCGATGCTCTCGTTGACAATGACGCTTACGAGGATAAAGAAAAAGCAAATAACTCTATTAAGGGTCTACGAGGTCACAAGTTGCGACTACATGTAGTTAACGCAATCCGTAAAGAGCCGTTAAGTGATGATTTCGCGAAAGACGAATCATTTGTAAAGGGTGTATTTAACACCATTCGCGAACTCACGCCGAAATCTAAATCCAAGGTTGCGGGTTCTGAGGTTTTTAATAGTGATCGAGCAAAAGTGACTAACAAAGATTCGTTAGGTTACAGTGCTTATAACGAATATAAAACCGGAGGTAAATAATGAGTGGTTTCCGAGGTACAATCCAAGGCAGTGTACAAACTGATTATTTTGATCATCCGAGCCGCGGTTTCCCGGGTCAAATTGCAACGCAGGGTGACCCTCAGTTGATTGACAGTTACCCGGTTAGTGATGCCAGTGTTATCAGCGTGGGGGTGGGGGTGGTGCAAGACACAGCTCTAACTATCCCTGCGGGGGTTTATGCTGACCGACCTGCACCGTTTTCAGTTATGTCACCGATTGCTGCAAGTGTTGTCGCAAACTTTGTGGGTATTGTAGTTCGTGACAGTGCACAAGAAAATGATGATACAGGTAACCCAATTTGGTCACCGGGCAACATGACCCCGGTCATGCGACAAGGGCGAATATTTGTGTTAGCCCCGGTTGCAATCACAGCGGGTGACGGGGTCTTTATGTACCGTCAAGACACGACTGGTCACGGTAACCCGATTGGGTCATTTACTAATGCGGCCGCAGGCATTGACACTCTCGAGCTAACTAATATTAGGTGGTACGACAGCACGGTCGCAAACTCCATTGCAATTATCGAAATAGGATACTAATCATGCCTTTTACATTTGGTTCAGACCCTTCGCGCACCAGCGCGTTGGAGTTAGTTTATGGTGCTTTTGAGGACATCAGCGTAGCCTTTCGAGATGTCAAATACGGTGAATTGCAATGGCGCGAAGTGATCCCGGAGGCATCTGTTGACACGGCAGTTAATCCGGGTGCAACTGAGCGCTCATATCGTGTGCGTGATTGGCGCGGCCAGGGTTCGTTTCGTGGTCGTCACGATCAGTCAATCCCGACTGTCGGTCGTACTATCGGCAAAAACCGAATCCCGATTGAAGTGGCGGGTGTTGCGGCTATTTTTGATCGCGAAGATGCGCGTCAAGTACAGTTTGGCTATAATGAGAGTTTGCTTACCGATTTACCTAAGCATATGCGCATGGCGTGCGAGCGTCACGTTGAAGGTTTAATGTTTTACGGTGATGAAAACGTGGGGTTTGACGGTTGGTTAAATTATCCAGGTGTACCGGTCGGTACTGCGGCAATTGGTGCAGGTGCATCATCGTTGTGGGTTAATAAGACCCCGGATGAAATCCAATTTGATATTAACAGTGCGATATCAACGACATGGGTTAATAGTCGTTTTGTGCATTTACCTGATACCGTATTTATCCCAGGTGATCAATTTGCATTTATCAGCTCGCAGACGATTAATGATGCTGCGGGTAAATCAATTCTTGAGTACATCAAGATGGCAAATGTGTACACCGCTCGTACGGGTCAGCCGTTGGATATTAAACCTATTCGATATCTCGATGAAGCAGGTAGTGGTGGCACCGCACGATTAGTTGTTGCTGAGTATAAAGACTCTGATAATATCATGGTGCCTTGGCCACTGCCTTTTCAATTGTTGGAGCCTCAAGAGCACGGTTATGATGTTAATATTTATGCCGAATATAAAATCGGGTCTTATCATATGCCTTACCCAGCATCAATGAGTTACACCGACGGGATTTAAGTTATGAAAATCACAATTAAAAATCACATGTTGTCACCTCTAACTTTACACTTACCTATGGTTATTGACGGTCGCGGGAAACCTAAGGCATCTGACACTACCGCACGGTTGACATTATCACCGGGTGGCGTTGGGTCAGTCGACAAAGACGTCTGGGAAAAGATGCAAAAAGGTAATGCAGCACTGCGAGGGCATTTGATGGTCGGTCGTATTACAATCTCTGAGAGTGCACTAACACCTTCTGAGCCAACTCGGGCTGACAACACTGACGCGGTTAAGCCTGAGTCATTGATGCCTGAAGCATCGGACACTGACAAAATTAAGCATGAAGTAAAAAGTGTGGAAAGCGCACCGGGTATTGCTCCAGAACCTAAACGTGCTAAGTCTAAATAGATGATGCCGACTATTGCCGAGTTCAGAGGGTTATTGCCAGAATTTACTGAGTCAGTCACCGATGATGACACCGTACAATTCTGGTTAGACCACTCGACCCTGCAATTAACACCGGGTGCTTGGGGTGTCTGTTTTAATGATGCGGTGATCTATTTATCTGCGCATCAGATTGGGTTGATCGCACAGCGCGCTAGCGTTGGTGTAGTGGGTGGTCAAGTTGGGGTCGGGGCGATATCGTCGAGTAGTGTTGATGGGGTGTCGGCTTCCTTTGCTACGCCCGATTATTTAGTTAACGGTATGAAAGAGGAAATTGCACTTGCCCGCACAGTTTACGGGCAAGACTTTTTGGCCTTACGTGAGGTGTGCGTATCGGGCGGTGTACTAATTGGTAATGGTAATGGTCGCGACAGTCAAACAGCGCAACCCTAATTATATTAGTAAATTGTTAAAGCGCTATAAGTCTAATAAAACTGTTGCAATCGGGTTTCCCGTTGGCACTGAAAGTGCGGGGTTAACTTACCCGGACGGCATGCCATTACTCGACGTGGCCGTCGCCAATAATTTTGGCACTGAAAATCACCCACGTCGAGATTTTATGACACCGGGTGGTGCGTTGGCGGTCGAAAAGACCAAGCAAATTGCTAAGGATGGTATGAAAGGGGTTAACGCCGGCACTACAACCATATCCATAGTCCTGGAGACTATGGGCCTTGTGGGGGCAAGCGCAATCAAGCAGACTATTGTTGACTTACGTGAGCCTGCAAACTCGGCGGTAACTATTGCGGCGAAGGGTAGCTCTAACCCGTTGGTTGACAGTGGTTTATTGTCAGGATCAACCATGCATAGTGTGCGAGACAGTTAGTTATGTTACCGCTGCCGGTTGCTGTCGCGATTGACTTATTTACCGTATCATTTCCAGCATTTAATGCGCGTGTGGAAATTGTCAACGGTCGTGCGGTCAAGCTACCTAACAACAATTTTACTCTCATTGGTTCGGTACAGCCGATGACCGATAAGCAATTGCAGTTTTTACCCCAGGGTCTTGAGACCAACTCAGGCTTGGTTATTCGCACGCGTCAACTGCTCAATTATTTAAACGAGACTCCACAATTGCAAACTTTTATAACTGCATACGACCGTGTGTGGCGGGTGGTGGCTCAAAAAGATTGGGCATTGCAGGGCAGCTATAATAAATATTTAGCAACATTATATATCGAGCGACTGTGAGTATTTTTAGTAACATACAAGATGACGTATTTTTATGGGTCAGTAATGTATTGCCGGATAGAGTTGTGCAATTCGAGAATCAAAATAGTCGACCCCCCGAGTCACCTTATGCCACTATTTTATTTAGCGAGATATCGGCAATGCCTTACGATGTCTCAACTTATGATGCCGATGCAGGCACTCAAACTTTGCGTAATCTATCATTGTTAACAATTAAATTATCGATATGGGATGGTGCAGCAATGATAGATGCCTCACGACTTAAGACAAGTGTGGAATCAGATAATCGACTATTGGACTTGTGGGCCAATATGGGGCGTGCTCAAGTAACTAATGTTTTAGATTTGACTAACGAATATTTAGGGCGATTAAGGCCCCGCGCTGAATTTTCGGTAAGCGGGTATGCTACACTGTCAGAAACGTTTGCTGCGGATTGTTTTGACAGTGTTGATTATACAATTGAGGATGATAAATAATGGCAATAATTAGTGGTAATGACCGAGCGCTGTCACGCAATATCGATGTGATGATCAATGTTAGTCGACCGCAAACTGAGCTAACTACAGACTTGAGCGTCGTGGTCGCTATTGTTCGGACCGGTCCATTAGATCACGGCGCGAATCGAATCCGATTTTTTAATAGTTTTGTGTCAGTACTCGATATTTTTGACACAAATAGTGAAGCTGCTGCAATGGCTCGTGACTTTTTCGCCCAACCTGTACGCTCATTGACACTGGCCATTGCTCAGGTTTTCGATACAGCTCAGGCTGGTTTTTTAACCGGCGATACAGTCGGGGGTCTGGCTGATTTTAATGCAATCGCGAATGGGTCATTAAATATTGAGGTTAATGGTGTATTGCGATCACTAACTAGTTTAGATTTTAGCACTGATTCTACACTTGATGCAGTAGCCACACGTATTCAAGCGGCCTTGGTGGTTTCGGGTGCTGTAGGCGCGACCGTAGTTATTAATAACGGTATAGTGCGCATAACTAGCGGCACAATCGGTGATTTATCAGCAGTTATTAACAGCTCAGTCATACCCGCCGCAGGGGTGGACATTGGTGTTTCGGGGTTGTTGAGCATTGAATCTGGTGATGCAATCTCGACGATGGGCTATTTACCGACCGGAATTGTAAATGAATTGGTGATCGTACGTGAGGCGGCATTACAGTCTGGTCGATTTATTTATGGTTATGCGCTAGAGCGTAGTTTCCGCGATACCCCTGATCAATTCCTAGTTGCTAGCGATATTCAAGCTCACAACAATATATTTGTGGCATTGAGCAATTCGGCAAATGCACTTAATGCTGCCAGCACTACCGATATTGGTGCTCTAACCAGCACTAACGGTCAAGAGCGGACAGTCAACTGGTACAGTGACGTACCGGACGAGTACCCCGATGTCGCAATGTTAGCACTAGCACTCAGCGTTAACTACGCGGCGGTTGACAGTACAGTCACACTCAAGTTTAAAAATTTAGTGGGCATCACCCCCGTCGGTATTAACGAATCTGAATTAGCAGTGCTAACTAATAAAAGGTACAACACATTAACTCGGATCGGTACGGTTGCTCGGACTATCCGAGAAGGTGTGATGGCGGCGGATACGTGGTTTATCGATGAGCGATTGATCATTGATAATTTTAGTGAAGAGTTACAAGTGGCGCTTTTTAATGTTTTTTTGCGCGAAGGTAAAGTGCCATTTACAGCGCCTGGTGCTGCATTGCTACAAGCAGCGGCTTCGCTTATCGGTGAGAGATATGTGTTTAACGGTGCACTATCACCAAGAATGGTTAATGCACCTGAGTTGCAAACCGGTGAGCGCGTCCTACCATCATATGACATTGCGTTTACACCTTTGCGGTTAGTTACCGCATCAGAGCGTGCCGCACGACAAGGCCCACCGTTTGTGATGACCATTCGATTTGCCGGTGCTATTCATAGCGTTGCATTTAACGTACAAGCACTACCTTAAGGGGATTAGATAATGCCACGATCACAGTTTTATGACCAAAACTCACACAGCGTTATTATTAACGGCATTGTGATGAGGGATTTTTATGAGGGTGAAGATGTCATCTCTTTTGAGCCGCAGGGTGATAATATTGTTGTCACTCGTGGACTAGATCGTAATGCCATTAGTTTTGGGTCACCAAGACCCGGGGTACTCACACTTAAATTTAAGCCGACAAGCTCATCTCTTCAATTTCTTTTTGAGTTATCACAGCTTGCTCATGTGGGGGTGCCAATTTTAAGTCAGGCCCTTGTGACCACTGGGGTCGACGACACCCTAACCCTATTTAATTGCGCGGTGAGTGACACATCTTTTCAAACCGGTGGACCGACTATGCAGGCTCGCACATTTACCCTCACGGCGTCTAACTATGCTCTGATTGAGACAGGTGGTTTAATTGGATAATCCATATCGAAAAAAAGAGATTAATGGACGTGAGTATGCGTTGTTACCCATGGCGCCTATGCTGGCTCTTGATTTTGCACCAAAAGTTATCAAGGCTGTAGTTGGGAGCCTTGGTCGTGTTGACCTAACCAGTTTAGACAGTGTTAAAATAATGAGGGTGATTGGTAATCTCGATTCGGACACGGTCACTGATTTATTAAAGTTAGTTTTCAAAACTACTATTAAAACCGCTGAGGGTAAAACACTGGCGGACACGCCTACATTTGACCACCACTTTACGCAATACCCCGCGGATATGATACAGGTGGGACTGTGGGCAATATGGGAAAATAGCAAAGATTTTTTGCTAGAGAACGTCGAGAACTTCCAGTCATTGCTAGCGGCGGGCGCGGGATCACAATCCCAGAAGATTGGAGAAACGACTACTTAGTGAGTCGAGTTATTAAGTCTGGGTTTTGCACGTACGTGGAGCTGTGCGATAATACAGTTAGTATGCCGCAATTTATGCACATGCTGGAATTGTTAGAATTCAGCGATTGGTTAGAGTCGGAGCAGAATAGAAATGGCGATAGTTGATGAGTTAGTCACGCTGCTTACACTTAAGAGTGATAGTGGTAATGATGGCACGTCTCGCAAGTTGTCAGCGGGTCTCGACAAAGTCAAAAATATCGCACTGGCCGCCGGTGCAGCATTAACTGTAATCACAGTTGCCGTTGTTGCATTTACTGATAAAGTTGCTGGGCAAGTTGATAGTGGTGCTAAATTTGCAAGAAGTATTGATCTGGGTTTCGAAGCCCTGCAAGAGTTCGAATTTGGGATCAAAGCGGCTGGTGGGTCGGTTGGTTCATTGCGGTCTGACTTTGAATCATTTGCGTCGACCGTTGGCGGTATACGACTCGGTCAACCGAGTGAAGAATTAGCACGATTAGGTGTGTCAATCAGCGACGCACAAGGGAATCTTAAAGGGTTTGAAGAACTATTTCTCGATGTTGCAGACGGTCTAACTAAATTTGATACGCTTACAGGTCGTGATTTGGCAAGTAAATTAGGGTTCGGTCAAGACACTATTCTATTATTACAAAAAGGACGTGGCAATATTCAAGCGCTGCGTGCTGAGGCTAGACGGTTAGGTGGGGTTGTGTCCACTGCTGACTCGACTCAGGCTGCTGCCTACAATTTACAACTTGTAAAAATGCGTACAGCACTGACAGGCTTGGCCACAGTCGTGGCGGTGTCGCTATTACCCATACTCACCCCACTGGTTGACACACTAACGGAATTAGTGGTAGCAAATAAAGAGATAACGGTAAGCGGGCTGGCCACCTTTATTCAAGGTGTCGTTTTTGGATTCCAGAATTTTGCACGGACAGTGGGGAGTCTTGCCGATAATCTATTGTCCGTAACCCCCAATCTCAGCGGGTTTACGGATGGCTTATTTACTGTTGATAATATAAGTAGACTGGTCACTGTCGCACTTTTAGCGCTGTCGACAATTCTAGGTGTGATAGCCGTAAAAGTATTGATAGCCTCGGCTCCGTTTTTGATAATAGTTGCCGCTATTACAGCGGTGATCCTGATAATTGAGGACATGGTTGTTGCCTTTCGGGGCGGGGAAAGCGTCACCGGGAAAGCGATTGCACTAATGAAGTGGTACTTTATATTGTTGGCTGCGCTTGTAAAATTTAGCATTGATAAAATTATTGATAAACTTAAGTCGATGGGTGAATATTTACTCAATCTACCGAAACTTAATTGGTCTAAAATTATAGGGCTTGATGCACTCGGTGCGATGATTGATCGTGCCGTAACAATCGTGGCTACAAAATGGCAAAGCTTAATTGATGGTTTGCCCATACCTGACTTTCTATTATCTACTGACACATCGGGTAACGAGTCAACCGGTGCGGTTGGTCTGGGGGCTGTCAAACCGATAACCGATATTATAGGGCTTGACGCACTGAGTGCGATGATTGATCGCGCCGTAACACTTGTGACTACAAAATGGCAAGGCTTAATTGATAGTCTACCCATACCTGATTTTCTATTGTCTGCCGAGTCAACCGACACTATTGGTCTGGAGCCTGTGAACCCGATAACCGGTAATATCGGTTCACAAGCTGCGCGCAATCCCAGTAGCACCCAAGGCGCTGTTAACAATACTAATATAGTTATTAATGTCAGCGGTGCCACTAGCCCGGGTAGGACTGCTGATATTATCAAGCGTGAGTTGTCACTAGCGCAATCGCAGCAGGTTAATAGCCCTGGACTTAATGCGGTGGTGGTTAACTAAATGCCGATAGGGTTAATAGGCGTAGTCATAGGGTTATTTCGTGGAAGTCGCACACTTATTAGCACCCGCATAGACTTACGCCTGCGTGAGACTCATACCGGCGACGCCGAATTGACGCAATTACCCATAGAAAGTGGTGCGGTTATATCCGACCACATCATTCGTCATCCTAACACGGTGACAATTGAGGCAGAAATATCAAACTCGTTAGGTGCACAACCGGCGGAAAGCTGGGAAGAATTCCGCTCACAACTAGATATGCGTGAACTATACACAGTAGTCACAGCGCATGAGGTTTACGAAAACTACGCACTCACCGCGCTCACCGGCGAAAACTCAGCACCATTTAATGGTCGACTAAATTTACTGCTCACATTTACCGAAGTGAATCTAACTCAAACAAGTGTGATATTAATCCCACGCGAAGACCTTGACCCATCCGTTAACCGCAGTGCGTCGAGCGAGTTAGTTGGTGGTCGACAAAACAGTGTGACCGAGGGTGACGCCCCGGATCGGGTCAATGAATCAATATTAAACAGGTTGCTTTTCTAGATGACGTTGCAAGTCATACCGTTAACTGATGATGGGGCGCGATTAGTCACGGTCAGTTTTATCGAGGGTGTCGGAGAATACCAGTTTCGTACCTCATTTAACAGTGCAATAAGCAAATGGTTGGTTGACATTCTTGACAGTGATGGTCGAGTGTTGATTGTCGGGTTAAGCTTATTAGATCGCATAAATATAATTAGTGCATACCCACACCTAACTCGGCTGTTTCAGCAGATTCGAATGACCGCGGAAAACCGGGGTACAGATACACTCGGCAGCGTTGCAGATGTTGTACAGTTTTTAGACTCTGAAGTTGTGATAATCGACCGAATCCCTGAACTCAGTGTGACTCTCACCGATATCGGTGAGTTGGCACCACCGATAGCTACATTTTCAGTTAATTTGATAAATATAACTCAAGGGGGTGTGGTGATAAGTACTCAAACATTTACACAATCCACATCTAACCCGCGTATAGTAATAAGCAGACCGACTGCTGGGATATTGAGCACAGACATTATTGGTGTTGAAATACCAGGTAATAGTTCGGTGAGCGAAATTACAGGAGAGCCATTTTTATCATGAAACTAGATTACAGCGAAGTTGAAAGAATGTGTGATGACGCAATATCACAGTTGCAATTATGCACAAGAAAGGTTGGTATGCTCAAAGAGATCAAACCTAAAATAATACCAAACTCGCAAGATTTTAAAAGTACACTAGGTAAACTGGTGATTAAAAAAAACGGGATAAAATTAGAAACAGGCACTTATTTCGTCGAAAAAGGGGCAGTTTCGGCAATTTTAAATGGTGCAACCGGTGGTTCGTGCATGGTTGAAAGGGGGGGGGTGGTCTTTGTCCCAAAAGATTTTTACATCCGTGCTATCATTAAATCAGTGTTGACAAAGTGCACACCGGACGAAAATCAAATCCACACTTTTATATCAGATCAGATGGAATTTACTAGCAGATTAAAAACGTATAATTGTTATGATCAAGTAAAATGGTTATGTCAACGGTTGAGTGCGATGTCGGATGACCGCCATTTTGTTTTATGCATTACTGCACTAGCAACTACGCTCGGGCTCAGTCGTGAAATGGTAGGTGGGGCGGTTGCCATACTTATAAAAAATGGGGGGCTTAAAAAGGTAAAAGTTAAATACCACCCCACAACTTACGAGATGATCACATGAGAGTATTTTATTTTATATTATTAATTTTATCACCTATATTAGTGTCTGCTAACGCAGTGGTGGCACCTAATCGCTCATTTGAAACCATACCCCTAAGGTCGATGGTAAGCGGTGCAGTGATAGGCACGACTAATGTGGGTGATGCGTGTGGTGCATTTAGTCATGCAACCGGGCGTGGTGGTCGATTTCGTTATTATCAGCACACAAACAGCAGCGGACTTACAGGTCATGTAATTTGTGTGGAAATGGTTACTCAGGTTCCTACAGAAATTGAAAATTCCTATTTGCAGTTAGTCCCGGGTAGAATTGAATTTGAAGATTACACTGTTGCACATGACTCGACACCGGAAACGAATCAGGGGGGTGTCTACCGTGATGATTTTGGTGTTGATATTGAAAGTGTGGGGGGTGAACCAAATGCGTTTAGTGTTAGTGCACTGGCGGAGGGTGAGTGGTTAGAATACGAAGTTGAGGTCGAGACCTCTGGGTTATATCAAGTGTCTGCTCGATATGCTCGGGTTGAAATCCCAGGTGCACCTTTTCGTTTGAGCCTAGCTATTGACAGCCAGCAGGTCTATGTGTCTCAACCAACGGGTATTCTGGGCACCGGTGGGCTGGACATTTGGGGTATTGAAGATGTGGGGGTGCTCTTTTTACCCGCTGGGGGGTATACGTTTCGACTAACTATAGATAGTGGTTCTATCCGATTAGACTGGTTTGAGTTAACTCCAGTTCAGTGGTTGACAATAAACGTTATAGCTATTTCATAATGACAATTGTTGTTGTTAATCAGGCTGGTGGTGCCGACTTTACCGATTTACAGACTGCTATTGACGCAGCACCGACCACTCTAACTGAGGTCTACGAAATACAGTTAGTGCCCGGTACATACGTCGGTGATCTCGTTATTCCTTCCCGTGCCGGTGAGTCATTTACTAACTGTATAAAGATAACCCACACTTCAGGTAACGCAGCAACTGATTTTGGGGGGGGGGCAGGTGCGCATATCCTGGGAAATACTGGTGGCCACGCCAATACCATAAACGGTGCGTTTGTGTGGTATCAGGGTATAGCAGTGACACTTGATACAGTTGCTGGCGACTCAGATGAGGCATTTAGACTCAACGCTGGTGACTTTTTAGCGCAGCAATGTTTTATCCGTGCTGCGAATAATCAAAGCGGTCAAGATGGGTTTTATTTTGGGGGTGTAACGTCTCAAACCGCGACAATAGTTAATTGTGCTATAGTAGGGTTTGCTCGCGCAGGGGTTCACATTCAGCGGTTTTCACTCAGTAACACTTATCAATATAACCTGTATCACAACACGATCGTTAACTGCGGGCGATTTCCGACCGAAACCCTGAACGGTGGGTTTTCCGTATCGTTGACTAACGCCTCAACTGCAATTGTCAATGCTTACAATAATATAGTTATTAATCAAGATACAAGATCAACACAATTAGCTATGAATGCGGTTGACCCATCTGCGTTGGATTGGCGCACTTCAGGCCCGGATGCATCCCCGGGTGTTGTCAGTTTTACAGGCGGTGGTAATGTTAGCGGTGACCCATCAGCAGTGGGTAAATTCGGAGCAGGTAGTTTTGGTAATGTCAGTGGTGTAAGTGTGGAACCCAATTCTGGCGCTAACGTGTTTTTCACTGAATTTGATAATCAGGACTTTTCAATCGCTGGTGAAAACGCATTTACTATTACACAAGACGGTTCTACCATCCCGTCAGCCACCGACCCGCGCGTTGACTTAATGGTGGACATGTTAAATACCAATCGGGATACAATCGGTACAATTGGTGCATTCGAATTTTCCGGGGTTGCCCCACCCATAACCCGCTCGACTCCATTATTTAAAACTAATATAATGGGGCATAATTTATTTAAGGCTCAGACACTATGACGGATAAAATCAGAGAATTGGGTGAGGTGGTGGCTCTAGCATTTGCCTCAAATACAGCTGACGGTGACCAAGGTGATGGCGCATCACCTCTTATTTATATCCGACGAAAAGGGGATGCGGCAACCACCTCACCTATCGCAATACTGACACCATTTTTACTAACTAATGTTGCATACCCTAACGGCGCATACGAAGTGTTAGTTCCCACTGACGTGGGGTACACTGTGGGTGAGTACACAGCCTACTGTTCGATAACCATTTCGGCACTCAACCCGGTGGGAATTGCCGCCGAATTTGAATTGACCGCGGCAAATGTAGAGCAGGGTGTTGTATTGATAAACACCGTGGTTTCCGCAGTGATAAGCCCCACCGTTGTCGCACTCACTAATGGTAGTACGTTTGATGCGTCCTATCCAACGGGTAGTGATGTTATTATAGCTAACTCTAATTTCCCTGAGGATATCAGCATCGGTTCTTTAGCTTCATACGTTGCTAGCTCGGGTCAAATAACACTAAGTAGTAACCCAACACCATTTGTTATTGCAGTTGGTGATAGTATTAGGGTTATACTAGCTACTGAAAATGTCGGTACTCCGGTTGGTGGTTCCGGGGGTGGGCTTAATTTTGAGGTCAATGCTGACAATACCGGGGGCGCACTAAATGCGGTTAGTTTTGTCGGAACTCAAACCAATACATTTGTGGACACCCATTTTATTGGCGGGAATGACCATATAATTACTGATACTGGTGGTGCTATTGATATCGTTTATCAAATCTCAGTGGGTGGTTCGCGAACCGCAAGATCAATAACTTTTACGGGTCGATTGAATGGTAGCAACGATACCTTGAATTTTTCAGTTTGGAATGGTGCAACTTGGGATGCATACGGTGAACTATCAGGCCAAGCGGGTAATACTAATACAGTTAGAGTTCTAAATTTACTCTCTAGGCACACCGGAACCGGTGATGATATCGGGTTAGTATTTGTACGACTTGATGGGTCTGGGTTGACCGGCGCAACACTGACGGTTGATGAGTTGCTCGCAGAAGGTGTGGCATCGCAGCAAATTATCGGTTATGTTGGTGGGCAAGTGTGGATTGACACTAACCGTAATAATACCGGAACGGTGTTGTATAATGATGGTACTTTTGATAACCCAGTTAGCGTGTTAACCTCTGCGCGGGTGATTATGGACGCGCTAAACAGTACCCTATTGCACTCATTGCCGGGGTCTACTTTTACACTCGACCAAGATTATAGTGGTTTTGAGTTTTTTGGTCACGATTACACTGTTGCGCTGGGGGGCCGGAGTGTGGCCGGGTCACTTATACACGGTGCACAAATTGTGGGTAATGACCTAGCTGATAATGCGATATTAACGTGTTACGAGGGGTGTAGACTCACAGACCATACGCTCGGCTTACACTCACTTGTGGCCTGTGGGATTGGAGGTACCATCAATTTGAGTGATGCCGGGACTTATGATTATATTGACACCCGCTCTACTGATTCTGGGTTGACGCACCCTTTTATAAATTTTGTTGGTGTGGGTGTCAAGAATTTAAACATGCACCGATATGCTGGTTCAGTTGAAATTCTCAATCTCAAGATAGGTGACAATGTCAGCATTGACGGCGCAGGTAGGTTAATTACAGTTAATGCTAACTGCACCGGCGGAACAATTGTGATTGCTGGTTTTTTTGATTTAGAAGATAATTCTGGTGGGGTGGTCACAATTGTTGATACCTCGCGATACTCAATTGACAATGTGAGTTTTGATCCTACAGCCATTGCAACTATACAAGCTCAGACTGATCAAATGGTCTTTACATTACCGGGAATTATCGATAGTAACCCCAAGGCTTTTAATGATAATGTGGTGACGGGTGACGGTATTACTAACCCAATTCGTACAGCCCCATAATGATTGATCTATTCGCTAATGGGTTATTCGCTGACGGGTTATTCGCTGATGGATTATTTTTCCAAGTCGGTGACGTTGTCAATCAGGTGCCGACTTGTGTGGTCGCGTCAAATGTTGAGGTTTCACGTAATGACATAGCGGTCACTTTTGACCTGTCAGCATCAACCGACCCTGAGGATGAGGTTCTAACTTATGTTGTATTACCGGGGGACGGGTCGGTTGAAATACAATCACCTGCTCCAATTATTAATTATCTCTACCCACCCGGTATTTTCACAGCTTCATGCCGTGTGTTAGATTCAATACAGTCTTCAAATATAGTAACCGTAGGCGTTACTATAAGTGCAATCCCCACTAGTGTACTTAATGTGATTAGTGGTTCGTTGACCGATGTGATTGATGGTGATCCACTAACCGGTGTTAGTGGTGAGAATTTACAATTTATATTCCCACCATCGCGCGTCGACCAAGGTCTAATCTACTCTATTGACCTCAATGCAATCACCCAATAACCCATTTATACGCAATATCGAGCTGCTCATTGGACCGCTGGCGGATGATGTGGGTGGCGGAAATAGTTCAGAAGCTTTGCGCATTTTTAGTGATGGGGGGCGAGAAGATTTAGCTATTGAGTTTAACATTAAAAAATACTTACAATCATCAGCTAATGCCGCAGATATTACCATCTATAATATGCGTGCCGAAACCCGTGAACGCATCCGGGCCACCTTGTCACGCGTACGAATGCGTGTAGGTTGGGCAAACACGGGTTTGAGTTTGCTGATGCAGGGGGGTGTGCTAAATGTGAGAACCCCCAAGGATGGAGCGGAGTATGTCACAAAACTAACTGTATTAGATGGATTTGGGGGTATCACAAAAGGTGTTACCAACAGAACTTTTTTAGGTGGGCAAAGTGTGGAAACTGTAGTGCGTTCCATTGCTGCTGACATGCCTGGTGTTGAATTGGGGCGAATTGATATTGATGGTATATTGTCGAGCGGTGGCCTAACTGTATTGGATCGATCAAGCAATGAACTTGACAATTTGGCAAGTCAATATGGTTTCACGTGGTCTATTCAAGATGGTCGGTTTCAGGCAATTTCAGACAATCGTGCATTTGATCGAGTCTTCGAAATTAACGAAGAGAACCAAAACCTAATTAACATCACCCCCACCTTAGCTGGCGCAATGCAACATAATAATGGTGTGACTATTGAGTCAATATTAAATCCCGAAATACGACCAGGTGACCAAATGCGCGTAACCAGTATTAGTAACCCCATGCTTGATGGTATATATAAAGTTTTCAGTATTGAATTTTCCGGCGCCACATACAATAATGATTGGGTTATGACTACACGCGCATTTAAAATACTGGAAGTCGTGTAATGGATTTACGCGCCCAATCCGAATCAGGCGCACTGTTGGAAACCGTGCGACGTGAGATATCAAGAGCTTATACCCATACCCCGGGTACAGTTGTAAGCTTTGACAGCGTAAATCAGTTGGCAGTCATACGACCTAATATCAGACGCTATATCACTATTGACGATGAACGCATAACTGTAGACATGCCTGAGGTTGTACGTGTGCCATTAGTTATGCCGTATGCGCACGGCGCTGGGTTTGCACTCACTTTGCCTGTTCGCCCCGGTGATCAAGTACTATTAGCCGTGTGTGATCGGTCAATCGATAATTGGGTTGATGACAGTGGTGTACAGTCTCCAGCGCAGCCCGTGCAATCGCGCTCACATCACATTACTGACAGTTTAGCAATTGTGGGGGCGAACCCAGCACCGGTTGCACTGGCTAACTATTTCAGTCAAGGCCTCGAATTGCGTAATCGTGACCGCAGCGTACGGATGTCAATTACAGATAGTAATGCGGTTATCGCTGTAGGTGATAGTGTGATAATTGTTGACAATGGTACAATAAGGCTTACTACCGGTAGTGCAAGTATGACAATCAACGCATCAGGTGGTGTCACAATCGACGCGCCGGGCGGGCTTAATATTAACGGGGATGTGGAAATACAAGGGGTTGTAAATGTGAGCCAAGCCCTTACAGCTTTGGAATTGTCAACTAGTGCCGGACTAACATTTTCAACGCATCGACATACGGGAGTTGATCGAGGCACACAAACTACAGATGGGCCGATTTAATGAGTTTTACCTTATTGCTTAACACAGCTACACACGACCTGTCAATTGTAAACGGTCGATTTGCACTAATAAGTGGCGTTGATGAAATAAACCAGCGAATCAATGTCACACTCCGTCATTTGCAAGGCGAGTATTTTCTTGATATTCAAGACGGCACACCGTGGTACACCGACCTGTTGGGTTCAAAAAGTGCTATTGCAGAAGTAAATTTAGTACTTAGGTCAAGGGTATTGTCAGTGCCCGGAGTACTGCGTATTAACAGTTTCGAAGCTGACTTTGACAATACCACCCGTGCATACTCGATTACAATGTCGGTGCAAACGAGCGATGGGGTCATTGAGGTCGACCTAACTATACCTCTTTAAAATTTATGTCGATATCACAGTGTTGCTCATCGTCCGCGTACGGCGTGCTGATAGCGATGATCTCAACGTGACCAATACCCTCCCAGCTATTCACCCACGCTTCAATTGCCGCCCTGACGCCCGCCCGTGAACTTGTGAGACAATTCAGTCTTGTCTCACCGAAAACCTTGTCATCCGCATGAAATGCACGACAGCACACGTGTGATATAGTTATAATCATGTGCGACCGCCCGCTAACACTCTGCGTTTGCTATACAGCACATTGTCGATCACTAAAAATTGACCGTTGATCCATTGTGTAACCTGTGGGGGGTCAATGTTATTAGCTTTTGCAAATTTAGTTTGTACACCACTATGATGCTCGATGATGTAATTCCGTAATGTGAGTACCTTCACACCTTTATCCATTTTACTCCCCTGCATGTAAACCTTGTAAGTATAGTATCACACTATACAAATTAACAATTATTTAATGTTATACTCGGTCATCGAGCATATGAGGCACAACTTACAAAATGGGCGATTTTGGATTAATGTCAGATGGTTTTAGACTCAAACGACTAGCCGACATCCGCGCTAGTATTTACGCTCGACTGTCATTGATCACCGACCCGGATAGCGGTGAATCATTAAACACCGATTTTGACGAAAACGACCCAATTGTCCAAATACTCGACGCCACGATTGAGGCGAACGCAGAAGCATGGATGCAGTTAGAAAATGTAGTACGCTTTTTAGACCCGGATGCCGCAACAGGTGTGGTGCAATCCGCAAGTGTTCAGATCAATGGTATCAATCGACGGGCGGCCACAGCATCGCGCGTTGACTTACAATTGACCGGCACCCCGGGTACTATAATTCAGTTAGGTCAACGAGTGTCAGACCCCATGCAGGTTGTCACATTTGTGACCACCGCACCCATTACTCTTGGTGGTGTAGGGGTCGGAGTCGTTCCCGCGTTAGCCGAATTGACCGGCCCTATCCCTGCCCAAACTGGCACCCTAACTAATATTCTCACCCCTGTATCTGGCTGGGCTAGTGTCGTTAATTTGCAGGATGCAACCCCCGGCGAGCTGGAAGAATCTGACTCAATATTGCGTGCACGACGTGCACGAACTACCGAAGCACCGAGTCAGAGCACAAGTGAAGCTATCTTTAGTGCACTTTCTAATATCCCAGGCGCTGAATTTGTGAGACTGTTGGTCAATAACACACTCGCTACAGACTCGCGTGGGATACCCGGAAAATCAATTGCCGCAGTGTTGCAGGGTGGTGACGATCAGTTGATCGCTGAAACTTTATTTCTACGGACGGCCACAGGTGTTGGATATTTTGGTAATACCGCGCGCGTGATAACAGATAGACAGGGTATCGATAATCAAGTGCGTTGGATTAGACCTACCCCAATATCTGTATTTATTGCAATCAACCTCACAATTAATGACATGCGTCAATTCGGCGCAGACGGTGTAGATCGTATAATCGAGGCAATACTTGCATACGCTCAAAACGGTGCTGCCGCGTTAGGTGTGACAACAGGCTTTAGACAGACCGGATTCTTACCCGGGGGTAATATAAATGTGTCAAGGTTATACACACCCGTTAATAGCATTCCCGGTCATGTAGTCACTAATATAACGGTTGGGTTGTCCTCACTAACTATTAATAGTTCAGACCTACCTATTAATTTTGATCAGATTGCAGCGCTCGATAGTAGCCGTATCTTTATAAATGTTAGTTGATGTCACACCGCTTAACAAAGACTTAGTAGCTCAAGGCGGCTCACGTCTGATGTTTCAGTTCAGTCGTTCACTTTTAGTTAATTGCTTTCTTTCCGCGGTGATCGAAGAAGAGCAAGAGTTACATAACGCAGTTATTAATGCGTTAGATGTTTTCCAACTTGATAATGCGACTAACATAAATTTGGATGTGTGGGGTCGAATTGTAGGTCAACCACGGATTTCGTTAAATGCCGAGCAACGGGTATTTTTTGGGTTTGATAATCGTGGGCGTTTTGATTCTACACCATGGTTCTCGGACGGCGCCGCATTATTCGGGGACTTGCCTGCACTGGATAGCGAATTTCGACGGTTAATATTTTCAAAGATTTTTAAAAACCACGTACACCCCGCAAGCGTCCCTGAGCTGATAAGATTTGTACAATTATTTAATGGTCTTGACGTTAGCTTTGTGAGGGTGGGGCCGATGGAATTGTGCATGACCGTACCAACTGATATCACACTTGGTCAACTAACTACTTTATTGATTGACGAGTCTGATGGTTTTATTGAGCAGCGCACCATTTTACCGTTACCAGTCACTGCGCGAATAACTAAAATATTATCCTCACCTGCGGGTGGGTTTGGGTTTGATGGTGACCAGCGACATTTTGATACCTCACGTTTTAGCGTGGGGTTTACAACACAACAACTAAGTGAGTTTACATAATGGCCAGCACTCGTG